CCTTTGCCCCAGCAGGACTAGACATATCTCCTGCATATCCTCCACCATCATCTTCATATAAATCTTCAACTGTTTCTTTTTTTCTAAATACACGATAACGACCTGGTTCTATAACTCTCATCTGATCATAAATTTTTTCACCAAACTCACCATCAGGTAATACAGCTTTTTCTGCAATCCTAACTTGTACTAAGTTTCCATAATTTGATTCTCTATCTAATCTCCAACCATAAATATTATTAGGATCTATTTCAATCCAATAAGGTCTGCGATCCTGTGCTCTTTCTTCAGCCAAACTTCTTGCTCCAGATGGTGCAGGATAATCTACAAGAATATGACTTTGACCATAAGTAAGAGAACACATCAATAATCTTCTTGCATATTCATCTAAATCAGAACCACAACCATCGACATCCATTTTGAACATATCTGTCCAATAAGGATCACCTATCAATGCTATTGGTTTTCTTAATACAAGACCTGTAGCTGCTCTTATTAATCTTTGTGTAAAAGGACTAAATACTGATCTATTTACTCTTGCAAGATAAGCATCGTAATCTTCTCTCGGTTCTAATGGTAAAAATGCTTCACTGTTTTCTCTTAAATATTCAGTTCCTTCTGTTACTGCCTTCATTATTTCCCACCCCTTAATCATATCTATAACTGCTCTAGTTCTAGTAAAAGGACTATCACTCCCACCTAGATAAGAACTGGCTGTAATGCTTGTTTGAAT